GGGCAGCGCAGTGCGGTGACGATCAACATCACGGGCATTGGCGATATAAGTGCTGCAACAACGATTGACGCGGCGCCAGAACCGCAGGATGTAGAGGAAACGACTTAATGGCCGACTTGAACTTCAGTCTGCTGCCTTGGCAGCAAGAAGTTTTCAAGGACACGACGCGGTTTAAGGTGATCGCGGCGGGGCGGCGTTGCGGTAAATCAAGATTGGCGGCAACTACGCTGTTGATTGAGGGGTTGCGTTGCCCGCCAGGCAGTGCGGTGCTGTATGTTAGCCCAACGATGGGGCAATCAAGGCAGATTATCTGGGATTTGCTCTTGAGTCTGGGGCGCGATGTTATCCAGACCAGTCATGTGAACAACTTGGATATCACACTGATTAACGGCGCGCGTATCTATGTGCGCGGTTCGGATCGACCGGACACGCTGCGCGGGGTAAGCCTGACGTATGCGGTGTTGGACGAGGTGGCGGATATCAAGGTCGAGGCGTGGGAACAGGTTATTCGCGCCAGTTTGAGCGACAAAAAGGGGCGGGCGATCTTTATCGGCACGCCGAAGGGCCGGAATTGGTTTTACGACCTGTTCAATCTTGGGAAGAATGAGAAAGATTCGGAATGGAAGTCGTGGCACTTTACGACCAAAGACAATCCGATGATCGACCCGAAGGAAATTGAGAGCGCCAAGAAAACGCTGTCAAGTTTCAGCTTCAAACAGGAGTATATGGCGAGTTTTGATACCGCCGGAAGCGACATTTTCAAAGAGGAGTGGCTAAAGTATGGCGAAGAACCGCAAGACGGCAGCTACTACATCGCGTGTGACCTCGCGGGGTTTGAGGAAGTCGCTCGGCAAGCGTCAAATTCCCGCAAAAGGCTGGACGAATCTGCCATTGCTGTGGTCAAGGTTACTGAGGATGGTAAGTGGTGGGTCAGGAAGATCGAACACGGGCGGTGGGATATCAAGGAAACTGCGACAAAAATCCTGATTGCCATCCGTGACTACAGGCCGGTATCGGTCGGAATCGAACGCGGGGCGCTCAAAAATGCGGTTTTGCCGTATTTGAGTGACTTGATGCGTAACTCTAATGTATATTCTCACATTGTTGACTTGACACACGGCAACCGTAAGAAGACAGACCGCGTAATCTGGGCGTTGCAAGGGCGGTTTGAACACGGTCGCGTGATCTTGAACAGCGACGAGGATTTTGACGATTTTGTGGATCAGTTGTTGATGTTCCCCGCGCAGGGCGTCCATGACGACCTGCCCGACGCGCTGTCTTATATAGACCAATTGGCGATAACGTCGTATTTTGAGGATCAGCAGGATAACTGGTCGCCCATCGACGTAGTAGCGGGGGTTTGATATGGCGCTAGAAAACGAAAATAACGGCAACGAAAACGAACAGATTGGACAGTTCGAGTATGAAATGCCTAGCGAGCAGGATATCGAGCTTACGGCATTTGTAAACGATCATTGCGAACGCTGGCGCACATACCGCGACACTAACTACCTTGCTTTGTGGGAAGAATACGAACGTATCTTCCGCGGGCAGTGGGCATCTACCGACAAGATGCGCGATTCCGAGCGTAGCCGCATTGTCACGCCGGCGGCGCAGCAGGCGGTTGAAACGCGCCACGCGGAGATCATGGAGGCGATCTTCGGCCAGGGTGAGTTTTTTGATATTGACGACGACGTTCGGGATATCAACAACAACCCGCTGGATGTAGAGCTTATCAAGACGCAGTTGATGGAAGATTTCAAGATCGACAAGATCAGGAAAGCCATTGACCAAATCGAATTGATGGCGGAAATCTACGGCACTGGCGTAGGTGAGATTACCGTAGTGACGGACAAGATGTTTGTGCCGGCCACTGAGCCGATTCCGGGGCAAATGACGCAGGCGGCTATTGGCGTGCGGGAAAAGAACCGCGTTGGCGTCAAGATCATGCCGGTCAATCCCAAGAATTTCCTGTTTGACCCGAATGGCACCAGCATCGACGACTGCATGGGCGTTGCGGTGGAAAAGTATATCTCTATCCACAAGATCGTCAAAGGGCAGGAAGAAGGCATCTACCGTAAAGTAGCCCTCGGCACCGATTCTGAAGATACCAAGCTGGAGCCGACGCAGGAGATTACGCAATACCAAGACGACAAGGTAAGGTTGTTGACCTACTACGGCTTGGTGCCGCGGGAAATGCTGTCGAAGTCGGGCGACAATAAGGACATTGTTGACCTGTTTCCGGAAGACTCGGTGCAGGATGAATATTCGGACATGGTGGAAGCTATCGTTGTGATTGCCAACGAGAGCGTGCTGCTGAAGGCCGAAGAAAGCCCGTATATGATGAAGGATCGTCCGGTTATTGCCTACCAGGACGATACGGTGCCGAACCGGCTCTTGGGGCGCGGGACGATTGAAAAAGCCTACAACATGCAAAAGGCGATCGACGCGCAAGTGCGTACGCATCTGGATTCGCTGGCGCTGACGACCAGCCCGATGATTGCGCTGGACGCTACGCGCCTGCCGCGCGGGGCGAAGTTCGAGGTAAAGCCCGGAAAAGCATTTTTGACCAACGGGCCGCCTAACGAGATCATGCAGCCGTTCAAGTTTGGCACGACGGATAGCGGCAATCTGGAAACGGCTAACGCATTTCAAACCATGTTGCTGCAAGCCACCGGCACGCTGGACTCGCAGAACATGGTATCGCAGACGAATCGGGATGGCGCCGGCCTGTCGATGGCTGTGGCTACCATTATCAAGAAATACAAGCGCACGTTGGTAAATTTTCAGGAAGATTTCCTGATTCCGTTTATCTACAAGGCGGCGTATCGGTATATGCAGTTCGATCCCGAACGCTATCCGTCTGTAGACCTGAAGTTCCTTCCGACGGCAACACTTGGCATTATCGCGCGGGAGTATGAGCAGCAGCAGTTTATTGGCCTATTGCAGACGTTGGGGCCGGATACGCCAGTGCTGCCGCTGATCCTGAAAGGCATCTTGGGGAACTCCAGCCTGTCGAATCGCAATGAACTGATTGCCAAACTAGACGAAATGGCGCAACCGAATCCCGAAGCGCAAAAAATGCAGGAAACGCAGCAGCAATTGGCTTTGCAGGCTGCCCAGGCGCAAATCGCGGTCAATGCTACTCAAGCCGAGCAGAATCGAGCCGAAGCGCAGAAATTGCTGGTCGAAGCGCAACTTATGCCTGAAGAAGTCAAGGCAAAAGCGTTGGCGTCAGTTACCAAGAATTTGCCAAACGCAGAAGACGCAAACAGCCGTGAATTTGACAAACGGGTAAAAATTGCCGAATTGATGCTGAAAGAAGCCGATATTAAGAATAAAAGCAAGATTGTCGAACTCCAAATGACAAAGGCCAGAGATAGCGCGGCTGGTGTAGAAACTGAGTTTCTGACAAAACTTTCCGAGGCGTTGAAATAATGGCTACCGAACCGTCAGATAAAAATATGCTCGATGGTATCGCTGATAACGTATTCAGCGCGATTGATAACTCTGTAAATGAAGCGCGTGATTTGCAACGCAAAAAGGTTGCTGAAAATGTGCAGCTCGTTGTTGATGCGCTAAAGAAAATTGAAGCGGATATTCGTGAAAGATACGATTCAATCGGCGGCACGCTGGAACAACGTATCCTTACGATCAAAGATGGTCGTGACGGCATAAATGGACGCGACGGCCGCAATGGTAAAGACGGCAAAAACGGGCGTGATGGCGCCCCGGGCCCCCGCGGTATCGACGGCAAGCCGGGTATGGACGGTGTGGATGGCACCGATGGCGTATCCGTAACAGACGCGCGGATCGACTTTGACGGTAGTTTAGTCATAGGTCTGTCGTCCGGGCGTGAGATCAACGTAGGCGAAGTTATCGCGCCAAACTTGGCCGAACAGATCAAAGTCATCACCAATGGCGGCGGCACGTCGCAATCGGTATTGGATACATTGACTTCACTGCAAACGCAAATTAACGCTCTAATTCCGTCGCAAACGGGTAACAGCGGTAAATTCCTTACAACTAACGGCACAAGCACTTCATGGGCTACTGTTGGCGGTGGTGGAGGTAGTGGCACTGTAACCAGCGTCGCACAGACATTTACCGGCGGTATCGTATCGGTATCCGGTTCGCCCATTACTAGCAGCGGCACATTGGCTTTGACCGTTACCGGCACTTCCGGCGGCGTGCCGTATTTCTCTAGCGGCACCACCTGGGCGTCTTCGGCCGCACTTGCCGCTAACGCATTGGTAATCGGTGGCGGCGCGGGTGTTGCTCCAGCTACTACTACTACCGGCACTGGTGTAGTAACGGCTCTTGGGGTTAATACCGGCACTGCTGGCGCGTTTGTGGTCAACGGTGGCGCGTTAGGCACACCGTCTTCCGGCACTTTGACTAACGCGACCGGTCTTCCTTTGTCTAGTGGTGTTACTGGAACATTGCCTGTAGCCAACGGCGGCACTGGTCAAACTGCATATACCGATGGTCAATTGCTTATCGGCAATACGTCTACCACAAGCCTCACAAAAGCCACGCTTACGGCTGGCTCTGGCATAAGTATCACCAACGGCGGCGGGTCAATAACGATTGCGGCTACAGGGGGTAGCGGCACTGTAACTTCGGTAGCTCAAACATTTACGGGCGGTATTATTTCGGTTTCTGGATCGCCGGTAACTACAAGTGGAACTCTTGCGCTGACTGTGGCGGGGACTTCTGGAGGTATTCCGTATTTTTCAAGCGCGTCAACTTGGGCAACTTCGGCGGCTCTTGCAGCTAACGCCATAGTAATCGGTGGTGGCGCTGGCGTTGCCCCAAGCACGACTACTACCGGAACGGGTGTTTTGACTGCATTGGCGGTAAATACCGGAACGGCGGGTGCATTTGTAGTGAATGGTAATGCACTCGGCACGCCTTCCAGCGGCACCTTAACAAATACAACAGGTCTTCCGCTGTCCACTGGCGTTACAGGAACTCTAAGCCCCGCGAATGGTGGCACTGGTGTAGCTAATAACTCAGCAGCTACAGTCACATCATCGGGTAATTTTGCGTATACGCGGACATTGACCGGATCGACCAACGTAACTTTTCCGACAACTGGCACATTAGCTACTCTTGCCGGGTCTGAAACGCTTACTAATAAAACCCTCACCAGTCCTACGCTTACTACCCCTGCGCTTGGAACGCCATCCAGCGGCACGCTTTCGTCTTGCACTGTTGATGGAACTGATGCGGTTGGGTTTAGAAATATCCCAATTAACTCTCAATCCGCCGCATACACTTTGGTATTGGCTGATTCCGGTAAGGCAATTCTTCATCCGTCAACTGATGCAAATGCAAGAACTTTTACAATCCCCGCGAACGGTTCTGTTGCATACGCAATCGGAACTGCTCTTACTTTTATCAACATGACTTCTCAGGTTGTGACTATCGCAATTACCACTGATACGATGTATTTGGCGGGTTCTGGAACAACCGGATCGCGTAGTCTGGCGCAATACGGCGTTGCAACTGCAATTAAGATGACAAGCACGACTTGGATTATCAGCGGATCGGGGTTGACGTAATGAGCGCCGTTCAACAGGCTGTTTTTGCTACTTTTTTAAATTCTATACCCGTAACCTATCTAG